GTGGCATTCTTAACTGAGTTGATGATGCGATGTGAAATGAAATGAAGTATAAAGTACATCATTTATTCCCTGTTAGATTCTGGACCTTCCATGCATCTGAAGAGTTGACAGCAGGCACTCTAGAGAAGGTAAAATCACTTGAGTTTCGTAGTTACAACGAACCTTACGGTGTAGGCACGAGTGATCAGTTGCATTCACGTCCAGAGTTTCGTGACGTGCATGAATGGTTTCAACAATGCGTTGACCAAGTGCATAAAGATAACGGATGGAAATGTGATCGTCTCGTGGTTAATAAATCTTGGGCGAATCGCAGTGATGCTAAAAGTGGTCATCACCACTCAGCACATCGTCACCCTATGTCATACCTTAGTGGTATCTTCTACCTCACCACAGGGTCTCCTACGGTCTTCCTAGACCCTATAAGAGATCGTGAGTGGGGTCAGTTTTATCTCGAAGGTGGACCAGCCTCAGAGAATAGACAGTTTGTCCATCCTGGTGCAGGTGGACTTGTCCTCTTCCCTAGTTACATGGTGCATGGAAGTGTTGAGAATGAAAGCGATATAGATAGATTTACGATTGCCCTTAATACATTTCCTTCTGGTTTTATCAATGAATTTACTTGGGGTGAATATGAAAGACCTATGGCAGAGGTCACTGTTAATGGCTGGACACAACTTGATTCCTTAGACTTATGAATGTTAAACTAATGCGTATGCGATCTGGTGAGGACGTAGTTGCCGACCTGATCGAAGAGAGTGACACTACTGTCACTGTTGCCAATCCTATTGTTGCTATCCCTAATGGACAAGGCACTCTAGGGTTTGCTCCTTGGGCACCTCTGCTCGCTGGTCGTAACACTCCAGTGACTGTGCCTAAAGACTACCTTGTCTATGGTCCCACTGATACACAGGAGGGAGTGGTTGAGCAGTTTGAGCAAATGTTTGGTATAATTGAGACTCCGAGTAAGAAACTGGTCCTATGAAAAAGCAAGTGAAATCAAATTATTATTATATTTTCTGGGGTGCTGCAACTATTGCAGTGGTCCTAGGACAAATCTATGTTGGTAGTGGATATCGTAAACTGCATTACTCTCTTGAAGATCTAATGCGTAAGGTTGACGGTGTTTTGCTCCGAGCAGATCCAATGACCCCTAAAGGATTGATTTAATATGAGACAGAATTATCTACCACTAAACTTTTTTCCCATTAGGTGTTACGAGTTTCGTTGTAGTCAACTTCTGCTTGATAATACTCTAGGTCTTGTAAAAGATCTGGAGTATAAGTCGTTTAACGAACCTACAGGTGTCCTCACTTCCGCTGACATTCAGCAGAGAGAGACATTCTCCCCACTCATGTCATGGTTTCAGCAGTGTGTTGACACAATACATGTTGACACTGGCATCAACTGTGATAGGTTGATTGTTAATAAGGCATGGGCAAACAAGTCTGTAAGTGAATCTGGTCATCACCATGATGCTCACAGGCACCCTATGTCCTACTATAGTGGTATCTTTTACCTTACTCAAGGTGCCCCTACAATCTTTATTGACCCTCTATTCCAGAGGGAGTGGGGATCTTTTTACTTAGACGGCACAGTCGATAGAGAGTTGGCATACCACGGTGGTGCTGGTGGTCTATTACTATTCCCCAGTTACATGATTCATGCTTCTGCACCTAACAGTGAGGACGTTGATAGATACTCTATCGCATTCAATACTTTCCCTTCAGGTGACATCAATTCAGGTGGGCATGGACTACCCATGGCCAGAGTTAAGACTGAAGGATGGAAGAATCTTGGACCATTGAATCTAGATGAATATGCAAGGGACTGAATTACATATGTTTCCTGTTGTATGCAGGACATACATGCAACCTGATGAGACTCTCAACCAACGTGTGATTGAATCGATGGATGGATATCCATCTCAACAGTCAAACTTTCCTGAGGGTGTCATCACTTCACGTCCTGACTTGCATAAGATTGAAGAAGGTCCTATCACTGAGTTGAGACAATTCTTTTGGAATTGTTTGGCAGAGTATAGGTATCACTATAAACTCTACTGTGATGGTCTAGAGATCTCCTCTATGTGGTTTAACCATGCACCTGCACAGAGTGGGTTTGGACACCCCTTACATAGGCATCCAATGTCCTATCTGAGTGCTGTTTATTATCTCACTCCTGGTGCTCCTACCTTCTTTGAAGATCCTGTTACACCTCGCACATCTGATACACTAGATGTCTTCCAGCATGATATGATGGTGCGTGATTGGGGCGGCGCTGCCGAGAAGGTTGATGCCGAGGAGAATAAACTTATTCTCTTCCCCTCCTGGTTGAAACACTACTCAGGTCGTCAACTAGATACCTATGACCGATGGACTATCTCATTCAATGTATTCCCTGAAGGGAAGATCAATATGGGTCCATGGGATTTACCTCAACTAAAAGTTTCTATAGAATGAAGTATTTGAAAACACCACTACGTTATCCTGGTGGTAAATCAAGGGTAGCAAAGATGTTGCTTGAGAAGTTTCCAAGTGATATCAAAGAATTCCGTGAGCCCTTCGTGGGTGGTGGGAGCGTAGCACTTCTATTCTCTCAGAAGTATCCTGACATCCCCGTGTGGGTCAATGACAAGTATGAGTATCTCTACAGTTTCTGGAAGACTCTTCAAGAGCGTGGTGATGAGTTATCAGATACCCTTTACAACATCAAAGTTGAAAACAGCACAGAAGAAAAAGCAAAAGAGTTATTCCTCTCTGCTAAAGACGAGATATCCAAGGCGGATACTTTTCAGCAAGCTGTGCTTTTTTGGATTCTTAATAAGTGTAGCTATAGCGGGTTGACTGAAAACTCATCCTTCTCTAAGACTGCATCCAAACAAAACTTTACCACTCGTGGTGCTCATCATCTAAAGAGTATCTCTGAGGTGATTCAGAAGTGGCACATCACCAACCTCGATTACAATGATGTGATGAATGATCAAGAGAGTGAGCGTCTTGGTGTCTTCGTATTCCTAGATCCACCTTACAAGATCAACACATATCTCTACGGCACTAACGCAGAGATGCATAAGAATTTCAATCACGAATTATTTGTAGACTGCTGTAAGATCTGTCCTCATAAATGGTTGGTTACATATAATATCGACGACGAGTTGAAGGAAGCATACAAAGACTTCAACCAAGAAGAGTTTAAGATTACCTATGGTATGAAGCATAGGGCAGACAACAAACTCAAGACCGAATTGCTGGTCACTAACTTCACTGAATCCACTCCTTTGTCATCCCTCTATGAAACAGTATGATATTCCTCTCAAAGATTATCTCAACAGCATCAATCTAAAGCAGGGAGATCTCACAGAGGATCCTCTTGCCATGAAGAAGTATCCATCATACGTTATTAACAAGTGTATGATGCATCATCTTGACACGTTGATGCACGCTAATCAGATGAATGCATGTCAGCATTTAGATAACGATCTACAATATTCCTTTTACCTATATAGTGTGAGAAAGTCGAAACGATTTTCTCCATGGGACAAGAAGATAAAGAACGGTGATCTTGACCTAGTTAAAAAATACTATGGTTACAACACTGAGAAAGCACAAGCGGCGCTAAAGATTCTAACCCAGGACCAACTACAAATCATTGCATCTAAATTGAATACTGGAGGTAAGAAATGAGCGACGAGATCCAATGGTCTCAAGACATGATGCTCGAAGTGACGCTTAAAGAACCCGATGACTTTCTCAAGGTAAGAGAAACCCTCACCCGTATTGGTGTTGCGTCAAGGAAAGAGCGCAAACTATATCAGTCTTGTCACATTCTCCACAAGCGTGGTAAGTATTACGTTGTACACTTCAAGGAGTTGTTTGCGTTGGATGGAAAGCCAACCAACATCACCTCGAATGACATCCAACGTAGAAATCGTATTGCGAAACTGTTGTCAGATTGGGGTCTGATCGGTATCGCGAGGGAAGAGGAAGTTGCTGACCTAGCACCCCTCAACCAAATTAAAGTCTTGTCCTTTAAGGACAAAGGTGAATGGACACTTGAGTCCAAATACAACATTGGAAAGAAAAAACAACCAGCAGAGGTATAACTTATCATGGCAGACACAAAGCCTGCTGTAGATGAGAAGGAAAATGATGAAGACAAAAGTGAAGTTCTTGGTAATTTAGTGAAAGTTGTGGTCCTTATTTGGTCCGCATCCCTACTCACCTTCAGTTACGTACGACTCCCTAACGGACAGAAAATCTTAGATTTCGATCCTACCTTCATAGCCTCGGTCTTTAGCGGCTCGTTAGCTGCCTTCGGACTTTCGCCAGCGAAAAATGGTAGTGCTCCAAAGAAAGCCCCGTCAATCGGAAAAAAGGAGGAAACAAATGCAAAAGGTAATTAACGCCTTGGCAATAGTCTCATTTCTAGGGACTGCAACACTCATCGGTGGAGGTGCATATGTGTATTTCCAACGCGAAGCAATCAGAGCTAGAGTGATGGGTCAAGTTGCTGAAGCAGCAACAGAAGCAATCGCAGGTGCTCTGCCCAGTCTAATGGAATCTGCGACACCTAAGTTGCCTGAGGCAACTGGAGGTGCAATTATCCCCGCAATGCCATGAATAACAAACTAAAGATTGCAGCAGGTGTGGTCGGTGGTGCTTTTGCCATCGCCCACATTGGGCTGTTAGGGTATGTTATTCATAGACCTAAGCAACCATCAGTGCCTACTATCCAGATCCCTACAGGGACACCTTATTCTTCTTATAAACTTAAAGCAGATAAGGATGGATACAGTATTGAATACAAGGCCAATGATCCTGCTATCCTAGAGTCTCAGAGATCTCTAATTCTGGACAAGGAGAAGAAAGGAATGTTTGGTGGTAGTGATGAGAAACGTAGTGAGTATCGTCGCGATCAATACACCATGGATGGCACCCGAAATATGGGAGGTGCAACAGGTGAAGTGGGAAAGACTGCAGGTGGGAAAAGCGTAGAGTGCATAGTGGCGGACGCTGGAGCACGGTCACAAGGTGCAATGGCAGGTAGTGCTATCGCTGCTGGTGTTGCTGTCCCTGCTGTCTCTGGTATTCCCTACATAGGATGGTTGGCAGGTGGTTGGGCACTGCTTCTAGGACAGAAGGCAGGGTCTGAGTTAGGATCACAAGTCGGTGAAGTGTTTAATGATTGTTAATTATGTTGAGAGAATTGGTCAATCCAAAGACTCCAGATTACTATCGATTGAAATCTGAAGTCTTGGGTGAAATGTTTCCGTGGCATTGTAGTAAAAACAAATTAGATAGTTTTTACTTCTACGGTCATACCTTTTTAGAAAGACCTGAGTTTTCTGGGTTTCCAAAACCTCTGTCTAAGCATATCGATATCTTTCTAGATTACTTTGCTCAGGTTTGTCGTGCTAATGAAGGTATGGACTTTAACTATCTTCTTAGGATGAATGCGAATGCTGTTGATCCTCTAGTAACTAACCCTAAGATTAGTGCTGTGCATGAGGATCATACTTTCCCACACAAGAATGTCTTGATATATTTGACTGATGCTGGTGGTGAAACCATCGTTGGAGATGATGTATTCCATCCAGAGGAAGACTCTATTATATTATTTGAAGGACCACACTGTCATGCTATGCCTAAAGACAAACGTCGTGTCGTATTGGTAGTGACCTATGCCTAACATTGATATCCCTGAGATCAGCACTAATACTATTGATATCAGGGACACTACTATCCCTGAGGTCCGTGACTGGGCAGTTACTGCACCTACTGCAATACCACCAGCATCACCAATAGT